GCTGTACACAATTCTGCATACGTCATAGCTTATGCCATCGGTCCGCGAGCTGTTTTACCTTTCGTTGCAGCGCCATTACCACGAGTTTTAACACCAGACGTTTTAATGCCTGTTTGTGGGTAGCCTGCTACTTTAGGGGTAGGTTCTGTTTTAATTTTGCCTGACATAATCGTTCTCTAAGTTGTGATGGTGACAGTGCCAACAGAAGCTGTGGCAACAAGGTAATTAGGTGTAAGGGCTGCATCGTACTGTGAAGAGCCACCAACTGGTGCCCAACCCCATTGGAATATACGACTTCCGTCTGTTGGCACACCGTTATCCGTTAAGGTTAATTGTAACCCATTTAAGCCCGCTTGATAATAGCTTGTATCAGGGCGCGGGTTACGCAACGCCTGAGGGTCATAAACTGGGTATAAGCCAAGTAGTAACTGAGGATGGTCATAATCGAAACAAGAAGGACAAACTAAAATGTTTGTTACTTTAGTTTTAATAGTTAGCTTTTTAAGTTCTTTAAGCTGATAGCGCTGTCCGCATCTATCACAGAACCCGTGGGCCCACTTACCTGACGAGTATTTAACTGACATAATTAAACGTGCATAATCCGTGGAACGAAGCGATTACTCGCCTTTTCTCTATCTTCTGAGAGCGCTAAGTCTAACTGCTGTTCGTAGTCTGCTTTAAGCATTTGAATACGATTAGGGTCTACACCCTGCACTTTCATACTTAGATAAAAAGCTAACCCTGCAACCATAGCGTTCAATAAACGGAATGGGATATCTTGTGTATTGACTGCGTTCCCTGCATCTTGGATTCTGCGTAAGCGCCAGTAGATAAAATAGTAATAAGGCGACTCTCCCGTGCCTTGGTCTGGTGTAGGCCATATATTAATCTGTGGGTTCTTAACAACCGTAGTTGCGCCATCAGGGTACGTTGCACCCGTGCGGCGGTTAATCCATACTTGAATCGGTCTACCCCGTGCATTCTTATTAGGTATGGTAGAGTAGGTCGATTCAGATATACGAGAGATGTTAATGTCAACTTGGTTTTGTCCTGTGCCTGTACGCACTACATGGTCTAGTAAATCAATCGTATCGACAGGTAGGTCATAAGCAATTTGGTCTGGTACAAGCGGAATTACCCCTTGCTCAATCGTCCATAAATTAATACCACGATTTGCCCACTCTATGGTTAGAAGATTAAGGGAGCGCCTAGCCGTTCTAAAATCGTATCCGCTGCGAACTTCTTGGCCACAGCGTTCTGTTGCCTCTTCGATTAGATCACCTAAATCAAGGTTAAAGTTTGCTGTACCCGATGTTGTCATTTCTTTTTACCTTTTCGTCCAGGGAGCTTTTTAGGGTTTACAGCGCCCATACCTCTGCAAGGGCGCATTAGCAATACTTCCCTTTTGTATGACCCTTAGTTGCACAACCATCACCGCGTTTAGAAGCCGATGTACGCGATACATTTCCACCCGATGCAAACTTTCTAGGTGGTACTTTCTTAGCAGGTTTAGGTGGGCGCTTAGTCATACCACCTTTTTTCATACCATTTGCAGGAAGGTCTTCAGTAGCTTCAGTTTTAGTACGAGCGTTTTCTTCATCATAAGATGTAAGAGGTTCACGAGACTCACTCCAAGATTTAAACTCTTTTAAGGCTGCCCTAGCACGGTCACCTTCAGTAGGACCTTTAGGCTTCATAACAGTAGTAGATGACTTCTTAACTACTGCAACAGGAGATTCTTTTTTAGATGGAGTAGGCTCTACTTTAATATCTTCTTTAGGGCCTGAACTCTTAGGCTGACCCAATAAATCAGCCGCTCTATCCCGTGCGCTCGTAGGAGTATAAGAGTCTTTAGAACCTTTATAAGGAGTTTCGTCTTTCTCTAAGTCACTTGGCATTAATGCCCCAGCAGCAATCTGTATAGGCGCTGCAGCTAACCCAGCCGCCCCACGGCCTACAATAGGAGCAGCTTTACTCAATGCGCTTAAAGCACGAGAACCACCACTAGCTGAGGATAACCCTTTAGACACAGCATTTGATAATCTACTAGCTGCTCCTTCAGAAGCACCCGCTGCTTTTGCTACAGGCTTAGATACGCGCTCACCTTCAATCGCATCGCGACCAATATTACCAGCAGATTTACTTCTATTAGCTACTTCACCGCCGTTTAACTCGCCTTCGTATACTTTAGGACGAATACCCGTAGTCTTAGCTTTAGAAGCTACATCTTTACTATTGGTAGAAGACGCATCGCTAGATTTCCTAACAGCTACTTCTTTTTGGTACACAGGCGGTTTTGACGCAGGTTGCGCACCATTGGACCCGCGCTTAATATAGCGTTTAGGTTCAGAACTACTTCCACCTTGACCAAAGCGTTTTACTTTTGCCATGGCAGTCCCCTAGACAAATTTACCTTTAGTGTGACCTTTAGATGCGACACCGTCTGCACGAGTAACACCGCCTTTAGCATAGCATTTGCCGCCCATAGCCATTTGTTTACCTTTTGTGTGGCCTTTAGTTACGCAACCATCACCACGAGTAACACCGCCTTTAGCCATGCACTTACCGCCATCTTTCATCTTTTTAGAGTCTTCCATCTTCTCGCCTTTAGCATATTGCTGAGGAGTGAGTTTACCAGACTTAATAGCTTTGCCTTCTTTAAGCTCTTCGCTATAAGTTTCTTTACCTTTAAATAACTTTTTTAGATTAGCCACGTTACCACCTTCTTTAAATTTTTTGCCTTTATCGGCTTGATTAAATTCTTTAGCTACACTTACTGGTATACCCGCTTTCTTTGCAAAGCTTGGGTTGTGAGCGGCGGCAGCCATGAAATTACGTTGTTTCTTACTTGTACTAGGCACCGCAGTTCCACCGTTTTAAAGATGCTGCTTTACGTGTAGGTTTACCATTCTCATCTTTCATAGGACCTGGCATACCACTCATACGTGCACAAAAAGACTTACGTCTTCCCGCATCTTTTTTGGTTTTAGGATTTGGTGCTGGTGCTTTTAAATTAGAGCCAGTAGCCGCATTATAAGCCTTTCTACCTGCCTCTGTCATACCAGCACCTTCTTTTGTACTAAGGAAATTACGGTTCTTCCCTTTAGTTGTTTTACGAATGGGGTTTGTCATGCAGTCACCTCAAAAGTGTTGTTTTTAGCAATATTCTGCAATGCAGGTATTACTTGCAGATTGTACGGGGTATGTAAACCAGAAACCAACTTTCCGCGCAAAGGGATTATATGATCTACGTGCCATGTAAACCCAAACATTTTAGTCCGTATTGATGCTAATTCATAGACTTGCTCAATCATCCAGTAGTCATTTTCTGTTAACCATTTAGGAGTTCTAACAAGCTTGATTGCCCTGTATTTAGCTGAAACAGCAGCATACTTTGCAGGGTTTGTTTTTTGTCTAGCAAGTTGTCTCTCTTTTGATTTTAAGTGGTTAGCATAATAGTAGTCTAAGGCTTGCTTCCTGCGAGTGTCTGCGTTTTTTAGATACTCAGCATTGTAATCTCTTTTGGCATCAGATGTTTTTCTTTTGTGGTCTCTACAACAAAAACGTGCGTCACTACGTTTATAAGAAATATCAACCCCACACAATAGGCATAGTCTCTTTGCCATATTATTTACCTGAAAAATGTTCAAACGCCCAGCCCATTACACTTCCAATCGCTGCACCTAGTCCACCCATAATCATTAAAACCTGCCATCCACCCTTAGCTTCTGAAAGGGTCTTACTTATTTCAGCTATAGAAGTTTTAAGCTCTTCCATATCCTTAACCAATTTATCCATATCAGTTTGCAAGTGTTTAATCTCATTTTCGTGAACAGCTAGTTTGATTTGGTCGTCCATCATGGCTTATCCGTAGAAGATAGTCACGCCGCCTACAGCCGCACTAAGAGTCATATAAATCCCATTTTGGAATAGGATTCCTTCTTGAGGGATATTGACGTAAAACGAGTTGGGGTTTGAGTTAACAGGTACATCTATTTCACATAGGATAGCCCCTGATGAACCGCCATCTCTAAAAGTAATTGTAGACGCTGTACTAGCAGCAGGCGCTATTGAAAACCCTTTAAGTCGTGTACGGCTACCGTAAAAACTACCTGCTACGCTTAGATGCGCACTCTTGACATCATATTGCATACTCATAATTAATCTCCTATTTAAAAGGGGGGAGGTAAACTCCCCCGCAGACTAATTACGCGGTATACGCAGTTGGGTTGTATGTGCCGTCAGATAAGCGAACCATGTAAGCAATAACAAGAACGCCAGTACCTGTAGTAAGTGATGTACCACCAACTGTATAAGTCACAATCGCGTCAGTAGAACCTACGTTAGATACAAGCGCCGCTGCGCCAGTAGTCGCTGCAACTGCAATCGCATTAGTACCTGCATTAGTGACAGTAGACGCTGTTGAAATAGCCGTGCCGCCAATAGATAACGTAATTGTAGCAGCCGAGGAAAACGCTGCTGTAGTGATGAACTGCATCGCAGTAATAAGAGCACCAGCAGGCAATACTACCGCTGTGCTAGATGAGGCATCGCCAAACGCTACGTTAGCTGTTTGAGCAACAATAGTTGCGCCCATGTTACGGATAGTACCAGCAGTTGTGCCAGTTGTGTTAGGTACGGTTCCAAGTCTCCAAGGACCAAAGTGTGATGCTAAACCCATTTTAATCTCCAAATACACGTAAGATACGCAGTCTTGTGTAAAGCTTGCTAGGTCAATCTGCGCAAATAATTAAGTTCCTAG